ATAGAAGATACCTTCAGAACCTTTGTTACCTACTTGTTCAAAACCTGCACCACCCGTCAAGCCGATTACACCTGAACCCGCTTCAGCAGGAACAGCCTCAATCATTGCTGTTTCTAGGTAATCATCAAAACGTAATCTTGTTTCATGTTCTGATTTTAGATACCATAAGTATCCTGCAGCTCCATCTTCAGTAGTAACTTCTACCCATCCGATTTGTGCCATATCTGAACCTGTAACAGTATATGTGTCTTTAATGATTATTGGTGAATTATTAAAGAACTCATCGTTAGCTTCTAACGAACCTATCATTCCTGAAGTTCCTTTTCTAAATTCTGAACCATAAATAAACATTGTAAACGTATCTGCACCTGCTGCAGTCATACCTGCTCCTTCATAGAAGTATGCAGTAAATGTATCTGCCGCACCTGCATTTAAAGTCACGTCAGTAACAATACCTTTATTAGATGAACCACCATTATTATTTTGCATAAAAATAGTTTGTCCAACTCTTAATGATATATCTGCTGCCGCAGGACTCATAGTGTCATTTACAATAAATGTAGCATTTGTTGCTGCTGCTAACGCACCACCACCATTAATAGCTACATTTGTATACTTAGTATGTAACCTTCCTTGTTCAGCCCAAGTAACTTGGTCAGACATTGAAGGCATTTCTGCTCCTACCATTCTTAAGAATGAAGAAACAGTTCTGTTACCATAACGCTCAAATTCCTTTTCGTAGGTATCAGGCAAATATTGCTGTAACCACGTGAAATCAGCATTGGTAAGATAATTATAGGGTGCAGCTACTTGCTCGGAAGCAGGCTGTAACTGATACCCTGGACTTGCTAATAAACTCATATTTTAAATTTTTAAATATTTTTAACTCTTTTTAAAACTCTTTATTCTTAAACCCCTACCACTGCTTTGTGATAACGATTTAATTTTCATCCCTCCCTTGCTAGTAACTTCAGGTGTAGTTCGCGTAGTCATTTTAATATTTTTAGTCTTACGCATTACATCTTCCGCAGCAGCCGATTTACCTTGCTCATAAAAGAACTCGGCAAACTTTTGAGGGTTCATGGCCGCAGATAACGCCATGTGGTAATTAGAAGCATTTTTAATCATCCCGTTTTCATCTAAATGTTTAGATAAAAAAGTATTAGGAGTTAATTGTTGTTTCTTTACCTCATCTGCACTACCAGGCGAATAAACTAGTTTTTGTTCCCCAATTTTGAACTCAAAACCTTTGAACTCAGGGTTAAAAACTTCATCTGTCTTTTTAACAAAAAACTCACGTTTTTTATTAGTGACTTCTTCAGCCGTTTTTGCATCTGCCATATATTGCTTATAATTAGCTAAAATTTCTTTATCCTCTTGGGAAATACCTTCTCCCCTTGACTCAAGTGGTCGGTTATAGTTTTCTTTCTGAGTGTTAAAAAACTTTTTTGCTTTAGCAATATTTTTTTTCTTCTCTAACTTTTTTCTTCTTATCACATCAGGTTCATCCACCTCTTTATCATAAGAAAAGTCTTGCATCATATAGTTTACATCTTCCTCATCCAATCCCTCTTCTGTAGCCATATAATACTGCTTAAGTAGAGTATCTTCAGGAAGCTCATCAAAGTTTTGGTTTAATTTAACATAATCTTCAAAACCTCTTCCTGTTTCTTTTTTATATTTCAAATAAGCTGAAACGTCTTCAGGTAAAGGTTCTTGTTCCTCTCTTTCCTGAAACAACTCATCAACTGATTTTATATCTTTGTTGTACCTTTCGTTTATGTGCGAAAGAATATCACTATCATTAAACTCACTCTTTACCTCCTCTTGAACCTTTTGAGTTACAGGAACATCTTCGTTTGGAGTTTCTGTTTTACTTTCAACAACAGGACTTTCAGTTTGTTTTACTTCCTCTTGTTGCTTTTCTTCATGTTTTTCCAAAAGTTCTTTTTCAATTTCTTGATTAGACTTTGGCTCTGCGAGTTTTACCTCTTTTACTTTTATGTTTTTATTTAATTCCATTAGATATAATTTTATACAAAGTTAATAATTTTTTTAATAGTAATTTAGACGTTATCTAGGCCCAAATTGAGCTAGGTCAAAACCATCTAAAGTATCTTCATTTGACTCAAATCGTTGTGGGGGCAAATTGTTTTTCTTTTGATTTATCAATCTAGCTTGTTGATTGTTTTGTTGAGTAATTCTATCCGCCTTAGCTTTTTCACGTTGAGTCTCTCTATTTTGAAGAGCGTTTTCTGAAACATTTCTTAATTGCATATTATAATCAAACTCTTCTCTCATTAGTTGAGATTTTAATTTTGCCTCTCCTTTCATTTTTTCTAACTCATATTGAATTTCTGCTTGCTTTAATTGAAGTTTAGATTGTATTTCTGCTTGTTGTTTTTGCATAGCAAGTTGAGCAGCCATTTCTTGAGACTTTAATTGTTGTTGAGCTTGCATAGCTTGTTTTTGCATCACCAACTTTTCTTCTCTATCTTGTTTTTGTGTTCTTTTTACTTTTAAAAGCTGATTGGCTAGTTTAAGATTTCTTATTTCTCTTATGTCAATCGCGTCTTCTAAATTAATATCTTGTTTTGATAAAGCCATTTGTATATTGGCTTCTAATTGAGCTTTTTGTTCTTCGTCTGGAGAAATCTCTATAAATATACCAAAGTCGTATATGTATAAATCTTTTATGTCATTTAAAATAGAAACATTATACTTTCCTATTTTGTTTATAAAAGAATCTCTAAAATCTGAATATTCTAATATATCCGCAATTCTATAAGTTAAACCTTCTGCAAGCCTTCTGTATAAAAACAAACTACCATCTAAAATATGTCTAGTAGCAGTATTAGAATTTAAAGCTGCTAATTTTTGAACACCAACTAACGAGTTAGGGTCAGGAGTAGAGCCGTCCCTAGCTTCATTAAGTCCCGTTACAGCTCTAATCATTCCCAAGTAATGATTATAGTTAGCTACTAACATTTGAACTTTACCTGAACCTGAACTTGTGTTTAAAGGTGTAATAGGAGTTTTGCCGTGGTTGTAGTCACCATCTTGAGTAAAACTTCGACCTATAACACTACCTGTTTGAAAATACAATCTTAATGCGTCTTCAGGGTTGTATGCACTACCCGTTCCTAAATCAATTTCATTCAACCCATCTGCATCTATATACACCCCGTCGGGGACTGTTCGTGCTATTACTTGCTGTAACTTTAAATGGGTCATTTGTATTAAATCAGCAAAAGGTATCATCCGCCTTACTAAAGACTCGATTACCCCCTTATACATTCTAGGCGCAACTGCTACGTAATTAGGTAAGGCATGTTGATTAGCTGATTTAGGTCGAACCATATTACTTGCTAATTCCCATTTTAATAAAATATTTGTTCCCATTACCATTACCCCATCATACCACACGTCAATAGTTTTTTCAACTTTTTCAAAATTCCCCTCTTCCATCATATCTAAAGGAGGGTTAAATTGGTCATCTTTTTCAATCATACGAGTGTTGCCATTGTCATAAGTTTTTTTCTTATAAACAATTTTTTTAGTAGTCTTATAATTAAAATACATTACAGTAGCCGTGTCTTTATAAAAAATATCATTTTCATAAAACTGTGCTACATTATAGTAGTTATACCAACTTTGACTATATTGAGTAATTTCTTCTAAATCTTCATTAGTTAAACTTTGATTGATTTTTAAAAGTTCAGTTATAGGTAATGTTTTTATCTCCCCCCAATAAAAACAATCTTTAAAATGAGGGTCTTCTGTAAAACTATACACCACATTAGCAGGGTCAACATAACTTATTTTAACTCCCGACCCCTCTAAAAACTCATGCTTTGCAATAGCTATACCAAGAGTAGTTAAGTCATAGTCGTATCTTTTTCTTAAATCATCGTAGTGATTTTCAGCAAACATTGTATCTATAGCTTCTTCCTCCGCAATTTCAATAGCAGGTTTATATTTTAACTGCATAAATAATTGCAACTCTTCATCAGTTTCGGGAAGTTCTTCAGGTTCTACACTAAAAGGGTCAACCTTACCTCTTTGTTTAATTTGTTCTAAAATAGGTTTTGCCGCCATTTGCCCCTCAATCATAGTCTGATACTTACTTCTTTTAGATTGAGATAAAGCATCTTGGGCGTATGCTTTTACTTTAAATAACCTGTCGGACATTCCATTAACCACTATATCTACAAATTTAGGTAGGATAGGAACAGGTGTCCAATCTAAATTAAGATGAGACAAATCTCCATCTACCGCTAACTCGTTTTTATATTTAGCTACAGATTGTTCTCCACGCGCATATAATCTAAGTCGGTGAAAATCTCTCCACTGACTATAGTATCTACAATTTGTTGAGTCTTTACGAAACCACTCATATTGAATGGCTTGACCTATTTGTAGCCCATACTCTTTCGTTGCCTTTTTTTCGTCTGAAACAAACTGTGTGGGAAATGCGGCTTGCTTTATATTTATAGTTACAGGTTTGTTATTCTTCATTGCATTATTTCACTTGTTAGTCCCTGGTTATTATACCTTGCAAAGTTAACACTTATTTTTGACTGTTTTTGATTTGGAGTATAAAGATGCTTTTGACTAGCCATTATAGCAAGGCCTGAGCTAATAGTAGCATCATACGCGGTTCTATTGTTAATATCAAACTTAGCCCAATCCTCTAAGGTTTTACTAAAATACATACTCCCCATCATGTCACTATCTCTATAAGTTCCTTGCAAATCTAAACCCACATGTTTTTCTATATAAGATTCTACTGCTGCGGCATGAGCTTGTTTTACATCTTCTGAACTGTTCGGTATGCCTCCCAACTCTCTTTCTGTTTTAGATAATTTCATAAGTTTTTTATCAGGACGATTTATAGAAAAAGCTCTATAACCTCTATTTTTTAAATGATAAAGTAATCTAGGTTTGTTGTTCTCAACCAATATAGGCATGCCGTAAAAAACACACGCCATTAATACTTCTTCAAAAAATATTTCTGCTGTTTGAGGTCGAGCTATATATTCTAAAAAAAATTCATTACTCGGAACTTCATCCATGTTAAATTTAGTCAAACCATGTAAAGCGCCATTAGACCCTTTACCACCAACTGTTCCTGAAATATCATACGAGTCACAACCAAAGCATCCTAAATGCTCATTCCCTGGATATTTACCACCACGCCTTTCAATCACATTATTTTGAAGTTTTTTTGGTAATAACCAACTCACTAAAAACCTACCCCTAGAATTAGGACTCCATATTACTTTACTATCTTTAACCCCATTAGCCCAACTAAAACTTCCCCTAGTTAAATGCTGTCCCTGAATTAAGGAGTCATTATAATCTATTTGTTGATAAATCTTAGTTAAATTAAACAAAGAAGACTTACTTTCGTCTCTAAACGCATGCGATTCAGTTCTAGGAAACTGTCTATAAAATTCATTTAAAGCATCAGCATCATGTTTTAAAGAATCAACTTCAGCTTTCCAATAATCTACTGCACCTTTGGTAATATACTCCCCATCTACTCCTATTACTTTTTCACTTGGATTGCTAAACACAGGCATACCATACCTATCAATAAACCCCTCCATATTCCATTCCATTGGAATAAATAAAGAATACATTCCGCTTTTAGTTTGGCCATTTGCATTTCTTGATAAAACACTAGAGTCTTCAAAAAGTTTTTTAAAATTACCACCCCCTTTAGATAAAGCATTAGAAGTAGAACCCATTAAACATTTACCAATAATCCTACTACCCAACCTTAAACAGGTTTTAGTAACTCTCCAATTATTTAATATGTTATTAGGCTTTATCCATTTACCACTTTCATCATGAACTAATAATAATAATTTTTCACCGTCATACGAGTTGTCATCAGTGTTTTTCCAATCTATAGTTGTATCTAAACCGTATAACTCCTCATTAGCCACATCATACATGTTTTTCTTGGTAATTTTAGACGCGGGTATTCTAAAAGCTAATTCTGTTTTGGGTTTATCCATCCCATCTTGAATAGGTTTAAAAAAAAACGGCAACCTACTAGATATAGGAACTACCTTGTCGGTAAACATTTTTTTTGCATCCGAACCTGTTTTAGACAGTATACCAACCCTAGAATCTTTGGCTAATGTTCCTACATTAACACACTCAGAAGAACCCATGTATGAAAAACCTGAACGTCTTATTTTTAAGTATGTCATACCAAAGCTTCTTTTATCAGCCCTGCAGGCCTCCCAAAATAAAAAGAAAATTCTATTAGCCTCTCTATAATCAGGGTAGCCCACATCAATACTTGTCCATTGCAAATACATATAATGAGAACCTGTAATGTAGGTCGATTTCCCATTATTCATAAACCAATAACCATCCTCTCTTTTATCAAATTCATTTTCTATGTAATCTACCCATCGACTTTTAAATTCTTTAGGGGCATT